TGTAGTCTCTAGCATTACCATTTCCTGTTCCTGTATATCTATGTAAAGTTTTATTATAAGTAAATGGACCTTTTATAATTCCTGTTCCTAATAAACAGGATTCAAAAATAGCATTACGTAAAGTAACATTACCATTAGATTCATCTAATTGGTCGTGAATAAGTTTTTCTAATCTTCGTGCAGCAATTTGTGCAGGTTTAATTTGAGGGAATTCTGGAAGATGTCCAGGTCCTTCTGATAATTCAGCTTTTTCTAATTCAGGTTCTAACTCACCTAAGAAACTTTCATTTACAGAATCAAAGGTCGCACCTTTTGCTAAAGGTTTACCATCACCAGGAAATCCTAAATTAGAAGTAGGACTCATAGGTTGACCAGGAATATATTCTAAATTTCCTTCAACACTTGGAGTGGGTTGCATATTTTCATCCCCTACTTGTTCTTTAAGAGGATTCATATGTGCATACTTAGCAATACCTTCTGGAACTTCTGTTTCTTGAATAGTTAATGGGAATTTACCCATTCCAAATAGGACATCTATAATTTGTCCATAAGCTGCTAATACTTTAGTTTTAGTAACTTTAACAAAGACTCTAGATTTTTCATGTTGAGTGAAATGAATATTTTTATAATATTTTCCACGATAGTTATGATAAGATTGTAACCATCTATCTTCATCATCATTTCTAGTATCTTTACAAGATTGAAATTTTTTATTAATTAAGCCAACAAGAGCATTTTCATCTTCTGCAACTTCTTCACTTTGCATAAGACGATTCTCTCTATCAGCAGGTGGTAATAAAGCCATATAATTTTAACCTTCTAATATTAATATATATTTATAATAATACACTTTTTAAGCCTGTTTGTCAACTATTTCGTTAATTTCTAAAATGAGACTTGTAGGTATCAAAGTCGTATTTCCAATTTCATCTATCGTTCCTGCTTCTTTATCAAGTAAAGCATAATCACCAAAAACTCTTGTTAAACCTTTACTTTGAGATAATAAGTGACCTTTAGTAACACAAGGAGGAAGCTTTGATTTCTTACAAGCTTCGATAGTTTGCCATGAAGGGTCTGAACAAACATCATACCAATGAACTTCTACTAATGGGTATCTATCAATTTCTCTTATAGCTTTTGTATTTATTTTAATCTTCCTGCGGTTCACTAAAATGCTTCCTATCTTTCAGTACTTTAAAATTATGATTATGTTGGGCTGTTTTTACTTTACCATAAGTTTCAAACTTACCATTTCCATGAATTTCTTTATCTCTACACCAATCTATAATCTGGTCCTTTTCTCCATTATTATCAGAACACTTTAACGTATTCACTTTATATTCTTGTTCAATATCAGAGTCTTTAAGATATTCAAGAAGTTCTTCATATGACATAATTTTATCATATTTCTTATTTGTTAATTTATTTATAAAAGTATAGCTAGGCATTATTCATTATCTTTAAAATATTTATCTCTTCTTCTTTTTTGAGCTAATTCTTTTTCCTTTATCTTTCTACGTTTATACCATATAAAAAACATTAAGTCAGCCCAAAAAACATTTAATATAAATCCATAAAATGTATATCTTAATCCACTTATTAAAGGAAGTACAACTAAAACACAAAAGAATAAAAAAAGATAATGACCAATATATTTTTTTGGTACTATCCAGTTACTCCATTTTTCTTCGTGCTCTTCCATCTCATGTTTCTAATTCTCGAATATCTAATTCTATTCCTAGTAATTCATCTGGCTTTCCTTTAGGATAAGTAGGTTCAATAATAAATGTTTCTCCTGTTTCATCATTCTTACATCCTGCTGCTAACCAATCCCAATGAAATTCTACATCAGTTACAAATTCTCTCATTACTTCATAAGTTTGGTCAGGGTGTTGTGCAAGTAAATTTGCTTTACATTCTGACATAGTATTAAAAGTTAATTCCATTTGAAATGTTTGTTGTGTATCAACTGGATTCGTTCCCATTAAATAAGCTAGTATTAAAATTTTAAACATTAGTAACCAAACACTCTATCAGCAGGAACCCATTTCTTTACTTGACTCATTCTTTCATAAGGAGTAAGACTTCTAGGTCTAGACATAATTAAATATCTTAATGCATCATAAGCATGGTCTGATGCTTTCGTATCTACATCTTCAGGTCTATTAGGGTCTATAGGTATAGCTTGTAACTCTCTAATTAAATTTGGACAAGTTTTAAATATTATCATTCTAGGTCTTCCCTTATCATTAAACTTTAATCTTTCATGTATTTGTATCTTACCTTGTATTCTATTCTTATCAGCTCTTCTTAACTTATGTCCAGCTCTCGTTAAGACTTCACCAACAGTCGGACCTGTTGTTCCAGTTCTTGCCCAAGCTGCACTATCTAAAACTCCTTGTGGAGAAAGCTTATCTTCTTTTTCATATAGAAAAATAAGTTTAGCTAAGTCTTCTCCTGTTAAACCTTTTTTATATAATTCTCTATAAACAATTAATGTTTCATCTGTTGGGTCTATTGCTGCCCATATAACTGCAGACTCTGCTGCATAACCATAGTCAACTCCTTTAACTCTTTGCCAATGTTTAGGCAATTCATAAGGAGCTACACAATGTTTATCATATTCAAATTCTGCAAAAGCTGCACCTTCAGAAACATCCCAGTTACCTTCTAAGAGTTGTCTTCTTTGAACTGGTGGTAAAGATTGTAACATCTTTTCATATTTACCATCTAATGCTAAATATGGATTATCTTCTAATCGTGCAGGTATAAATTTTCTTGTTAATTCGTCAATACCAGTAAAGCTTTCGTTAGGAGGTGCTGGGTCTAGATACCTTTTCTTAACCCAGTTCCCTCCTACACCTCCAGGATTTGCAGTACACCGAATGTAGCATTTTATTAATGTATTAGTTGTTCTCAATCGTGATTGCAAATATTGGAGTGGGAATTCAGTTGGATACTGTGTTAGTTCATCAATACCTATCCAGGTATATGATTGACCTTGGTATCTATATACATCAGCATCTCTATCTAAATAACCAAACTCTAATGTTGCTCCTGAAGGAAATTTCCAAATCTTTTCGACTTCTCTAAACCTTGTACCTGGGAAGGCTTTAGGATAAAGTTCTCTAGATTTATCAATTAGTTCTCTTAATTCAGGCATAGACTTTCGTAGCAACAAAGCTCTATGTTCTTTAATGTGCATAAACCTTAATGGGTCAACAAGCATGGCGTAGGACTTACCACCTCCTGCAGCTCCTCCGTATAAAACATCCTGCTCTGGTGCAGCTAAGAATGTTGTCTGAGGACCATCATTAGGTTTAAATACTATTCTTTCTTTTTCTTTTGTTAGGAATTCTTTTTCAGATTTAGGTAATTGATTATATTGACCTTCATCCATAACAGTTCCTGATTTACTTTTTGAATCAGTCTCTGCTTTTTGTACAATAGATAAAGCTTCTTTCTTAGCTTTAAGTCTTGTTGTTTTATTTTCTAAGTTCTTTCTTAGTCTCTTAATTTCTTTTTCTTTATCTCTTACTGCTTTTCTTGCAGCTAACTTCGCTTTATGGGCAAAGCTATAATTATAAACTCTCGTCATTTCTACTTAATAATCCTTTGGGTTTTTCAAAGTCATCCCTGTCTATGATTTTCTTTAATCCCATAGCCGATAACTTGCGACCAGTTTGATGTTCTAAAATCTCAACTGCTCCTCTTAAAGAAAAAGCTCCAGACTTTACACCATCTTTCATTTCTTCTAATGATGAAATTTCTTTATCAACTTTCTCTAATGTTTTGTTATCTTCTGATAACTTGTAACCAAAAGGTATAGTAGAACTATTCCTTCTTATCATTTATTATTTCAACCTCTTCTGCTTTACCATCAATTAGTTTTCCCTTTTCAGGTATTAAAAATATTCCACCTGAAGCTGTATGCATAACATCTATCTTATCACGTTTGGCAACACCAACTCTGTCCAACAAAGTCTGGGCTGCTTGAAGTTTAGCATTGACTTGTGGGATTGGGTCATCACTATTAAGTATCTCAACTAATTTCTGAGAAGCTTGTGGTGCTGACTTAGCTAGAATCTTTGTGGCGACATCTACAATCTCTTCTTTTAAATTGTTTATTACGTTGTAGTATGAAGTCTCTTTATACCCTGCAATATCCAAAGCTTTATTAATGTCTCCTTTAGCTGATGTTGCAAGAGTTGAAAGAAAGGTTTGCTGTTGTTCTGTCAACTTCCTTTTATTATCTAATGCTGGTAGAAAATTGTTATTCATAACTATTATTATAACAAGTTTACAGCTAGTTGACAACAGCTTTTTAAAATTATTCCTGGTTGACGTTGACAACTGTAAGAAACAGGTGTATACTAAGGTAACACCCTCCAGGGGGTGAAGCATCTACTACTTCCTATCTGGGACAGTCCAGCTATATAGCTCAGTCTTTAAAGCAGGGCGAGTCTATCTAGTTTACATCTAAACTCTCTAAAAATGTATAAGCATTAGATACATACCCACACACCCCCCCATGGCAGTATGTAGGGGTATCTTGCGAATAGTAATCATTCTCAATATATATAAATACAACCTCTAGTTATCCTTGAATAATCTCAATCAATAGTTGAACAACTACTGGTTGACAATCTTTTACTATCTTTTAAGTATATAAAAGATATCTTTACAACCCTCAATAG